TAGTTGGAGGTAACCCTTCAAATCATCCATATCATAATGTAGGGTCAACTAACAAATTTGCTATAGATGGGTCTACAGCGACTGCTGATGTAACATTAACTTTTAAAAGGGGTAAAACTTATCGTTTTGACCAAAGCGATTCATCAAATGATAACCATCCTTTAAGAATAAGTGAGACACCGAATGGGACTCATGGCGGTGGTTCTGAATACACAGTGGGAGTTGTGACAAATGGAGTTGCAGGACAAAGTGGAGCTTACACACAAATTACTGTCGCAAGTGATGCTCCTACATTATATTATTATTGTCAAAACCACTCAGCGATGGGGTGGACTATAAACGTTGAGGATTAAATTATGGCAATAACACACGCAAATTTTTTAACACAAGTAAGAAACTACACAGAAGTTGATAGTAATGTATTATCAGACACTTTAATTGACCAATTTATTAGAAATGTAGAATTAGATATTGCTGGTAAGGTTGACTATGATGATTTAAGAAAATATGCAACGACTTCAACTATTGCATCACAAAGATATCTAAGTATGCCTTCGGATTTAATTTATTTGCGTTCTGTTCAAATAACAAATTCTGGTGTCAGAGATTTTTTAGAAAAAAGAGATACAAGTTTTATTTCAGAGTATAATTCAGGAGATGCAACAGGTGTGCCTAAATATTATGCAAATTGGGATGACCAAAATATAGCAATTGCACCTATTCCTAACGCTGCTTTTACAATTCAAATTAATTATATTATTGACCCTCCTCATTTTACTTCATCAAACTCAACATATTTATCAACTTACTATGAAAACGTTTTATTGTATGGTGTTTTAACTGAATGTTTTTCTTATCTAAAAGGACCCATGGATATGTACAAATTGTATTTAGACAAGTATAATGAAGAGGTTCAAGCATTTGGATTACAACAAATGGGACAAAGAAGAAGAGGGCAATATGAAGAAGGAGTACCTAGAGTACAAATTCAATCACCCTCGCCTTAAAAAATGGAGTAATTATGGCAATAACAACTAGTGTAATATGTAATTCTTTTAAAAAAGAACTTTTTGAAGGAACTCACAATTTTAAACAAACTGGTGGTAATTCATTTAAATTATCGCTGTATACGAATAGTGCTGTTTTAGGTAAATCTACAACAAGTTTTACTACCGATGCACAAGTATCTAATTCAGGTCAATATACAAGTGGTGGTGGAGCCTTGGTAAATGGTGGTACATCATTATCAACCAACACTGCTATTGTTGATTTTGCTGATAGGTCGTTTACGGGAGTGACTCTAACTGCAAGAGGTGCTTTAATTTATAATGACACAGCATCAGGTGACCCTGCTGTTTGTGTACTAGATTTTGGTGGTGATAAAACAGCAACGTCAGGTACTTTTACAATTCAGTTTCCTGCTTTTACTGCAAGTGCAGCTATTTTAAGAGTTACATAGAGTAGAGTATGTCCAATGGATGGGGACAGCTAACCTGGGGTGAAGGTCTTTGGGGTCAGCAAGGTGACCAGATTGTATCGTTAACAGGTTTTGCTCTTACAACAAATTTAGGTGGGTTCACTCAAACAACAGTGGGTGAAGCTACTGGTATCGCTCTTACCTCATCTTTAGGAACAGCAGTAGGTTTTACAGATTTTGTAGCTCAACCAAGTGGATTAAGTTCAACTCTTGGTTTTGGTTCAATAAACTTTTTTAACGACAGTGTTGAATCACCAAGTGGAGTTGCTCTGACAACAGCGATGGGTTCTGTCACCACTTTTGCTGATGTTGAGATGGCGATTACAGGATTTGATATGACAGCTTCTCTTGGGTCCATTAATTTAATAAATTGGGAAGAGGTTAATGTGGGCACCTCCGTTGTATGGACAGAGGTTGATAGAGCAGCATAAATGATTTATAATGTGAACTAATATAAAGGAATAGTATGGCGTCAACATATTCAACAAGTTTAAAATTAGAATTACAAGCAACTGGCGAAAATGCTGGTACTTGGGGTACGAAAACAAATACAAATTTACAGTTAGTTGAACAAGCTGTTGGTGGTTATGAAGAGGTATCTATCGCAGGTGGAGCAGGAACTACTGCATTAGCAATGTCAGATGGTGCAGCTTCTAATGCACGAAACATGGTTGTAAAACTAACGGGAACAATTACAGGAAATAGAATTGTTACTGTTCCTGATAGCATGGAAAAAGTTTATATTGTTTCAAACGGAACTACTGGTTCTTTCACAGTTCAATTTAAAACAGTAAGTGGAACAGGATATACTTTTGTTGCTGCTGATAAATCAGTAAGAGTATTATTTGCTGATGGTACAAATGTCGTTGATACAGGACTTATTAACACATCTTCAACTGACACACTTACAAATAAAACATTGACTAGTCCAACTATTAATGGAGCAACAACTACAGGAACTATTGCTAACTCAGCAACAATTGAAGGTGGCACAGTCAGTGCTGTTACCTTAACAAAACCAAAAATTGCAGATGCTGGTTTTATTGCCGATGCTAATGGTAATGAACAAATAATTTTTCAAACCACAACAAGTGCTGTTAATGAGTTAGAGGTTACAAATGCAGCCACAGGTAATGATGTAGGACTTGCAGTTACAGGTGGTGATACAAATGTTGGTTTAGCTTTTACTGCAAAAGGTGCAGGACGATTTAAATTTAACGATGCTGCTTATATCCCTGAACAAACATTATCAGACGGAGCTAATATAGATTGGGATGTGCAAGCTCAACCAGTTGCCAAAGTTACCCTAGCTGGTAACAGAACATTGAATAATGCAACTAATGGTGTTACAGGTCAATTTGTAAGCTTACTAGTAATTCAAGATGGCACAGGTTCAAGAACTTTATCTTTTGCATCAAACTATGAGTTTGCATCAGATACAGCTCCAACATTAACTACAACTGCTGCAAAAGGCGATTTTTTTGTTTTCTATTACAATGGATCTAAATTTGTTGAGGTAGGTAGAAACCTTGCGTTAACATTGAGTTAGGAGAAATTATGTGGGCATTAGTTAAAGCAAATCAGGTTATAAGAATTTTCAATGGTGCTCAAGCATTTGAACACAACGACATAAAACATCCTGCAAATATTTTTTCAAGTTGGAGTGCTGAAGAAAAAGCAGCTATAGGTCTTTATCCAATTCAAGAAGATAGAAGTAATGTTAAAGATGAAAAATTTTATAAAAATAGAGAAGGTGGTTATACTTTTGATGCAACCAATAAAGTAGTAAAAAAGGTTTGGAAAACAGCAGAAGATCATGAAATGGAAGATAAAACAGTAGATGGTAACACTGTTGAAGGATTAAAAACTAAAAAAGTAAATGAAGTAAACAATCAAGCTTATGATATTCTTAAAGATACAGATTGGATGGTCATAAAAGCAAGTGAAGTTTCTGATTATTCGTTGCCAGATAATGTTTCAAAATTTAGAACAGCAGTTAGAGCAAAATCAAATGATATGGTCACGAGAATAAAAGCAACAAAAGATGTTAGAGTTTTAGAAACGCTATATAAATATTCAAATACAGGCACAGAATCTAAACCTGTAATGAGCAGACCTTTAGGGGAGTTTCCAAAGCTGGAGGACTTCTAAATGCCAATAATAATTCCAGGTAATCGTTTAGCTAGTACGGGATATACGATAGACCAGTCAATTAGATTTAATTCTGGTGACTCTACATATATGCAAAGAACTCATGGTGCTGGTGGTAACGTAGATTTATTTACAGTAAGTTTTTGGTTTAAAAGGTCTATATTAGGTACAGAACAGTATTTATTTGGAAGTGGTTCAAGTGCCTCTAATACTAGTGACATAATGTTTAACACTAGTAACCAATTAACATATTGGCAATATATTGGTGCTTATCAGACCCGTTTAGTGACCACTCAAGTTTTTCGTGATGTATCTGCTTGGTATCATGTTGTAATAAATTATGACTCTGGTAATGCTGCATCAACTGAAAGAGCAAGAATGTACATAAATGGTGAAAGAATTAGAGATTTTGGTACAGAAACTTACCCTTCACAAAATCAAGATGGAGTTGTTGGTTCTAATGTTGCAATTGGTTTTGGCAGATATATATCTTATGGAGGTAGTTATTTCAATGGTTATCTTGCAGAAATGCATTATGTAAATGGATATGGTTATGGACCAGAATATTTTGGAGAATTTAATGATTCTGGTATCTGGATTCCAAAAGAATATTCTGAAAGTTATGGAACTGGAGGTTTCAAAGTTGATGGTAGAGATTCCTCAGATTTAGGAGACGATGAATCTGGAAACGGGAATGATTTAACCACAAGTGGTTTAAATTCATATGATAAAAGAAATGATTCACCAACTAAAAATTTTGCAACATGGAATCCTTTGACAGGAACAGCACAAACGTATACAAATGGAAATTTAAAAGCGACCACTGCCAGTTCTGCATGGAAAGGTGGCTTAACAACTATGCAAGTCCCTTTAAATAGTGGCACATGGTATTATGAGTGGTATGTTACTTCTGCTGGTTCAAGTAGTGGTCAAATGAGTATAGGTTGGGCAGAATCTAACAGAAGTATAACTGATGATAATTCAAGTGGTGATACTGAAGGGTGGATAACGTATGCTATAAATGGAAATTATTATGCAAGAAGTGGTACTGGTTCTTATGGAGCTAGTTATACAACAGGAGATGTGATTGGTTGTAAGATAAATACTAATACATCTTCAAACAATGTAGAATGGTATAAACACCATCGGGTATTACTGAAGATAATGCAATAAATTCAATAAATTTAGGGAGTTAATATGGCAGAACCAACAATTAAAAATGGTAAAGAACATTTCTTTCCAACAATTTATTCTGGTAATGGAGCGGGTCAACGTATTGGTAAGTTTGTCAGTTTTACAAATAATGGCACTATATCTAAAAGTTGTTTGTTTTACAGACCAGATAACCCAATGTTATCTTTTACACCTAGTGGAACTGGGACAAATAGAAGAATATATACTATGAGTGTCTGGTTTAAAACGACTAATGCAGACACATCTGACAGTAATGGTAGAGCAATATTTTTTGCTGGTCCGTATGGTAATGATGATGGCATTCAATTGTCTACACATACCAGTCCAACCCTTAGATTTTGGTTGAATGGTGCAAGTAGTGCTTATCTAATAACAAGAAGAAAATTTGTTGATACTTCAAAATTTTATCATTTAGTAGTGGCTGTTGACACAACTCAATCTACTGCAAGTGACAGAGTAAAAATTTATATAGATGGCGAACAGATAAAAAGTTTTTCAACAGAAACATATCCATCACAAAATTATGATGGAAACTGGAGCACTGCTGTACAGCATAATGTTGGAGCACAAACAGGAAACAATAGACAATTTGATGGCTACCTTGCAGAATTTAACTACGTACTGGTAGATGGATTCCCAAGGCATTAACAGGTATTTCATATGGAACCAATGGTTTCAGATTACAATTTGGAACGTCAAGTGCACTTGGAGACGACACTAGCGGAAATACAAATGATTTAAGTGTTACAAACCTCGTAGCTGGAGACCAACGTAATGACACACCTACAAATAATCTACCTACAATGAGACCATATAATCCTAGTTATTCTCAAGTATTATATGAAGGTAATTTAACAACTTACACAAATGGAAACAATAAGGGTTATGCTATGTGTTCTACTTTACGACCTAAAGGTTCTGGTAAATATTATGCAGAAGTAAGAACTAGTAGTAACGGGGGTGGTAGCACATTAGTATTTGGTTGTTATACCCAAGAGGATTTACATGGTGTTACTGCATCTGGTAATGTTTACATTGGACATACTGGAGCTAATGGTTGTGGTTCAGCCTTGTGGTACGTTCATGGTGGTACCAATCAGTTAAAGAATAATAATGTAACAACATCAAACCCCTCAGCAACAATAAATTCTGGAGATGTTATTGGTATTGCTTTAGATTTAGATAATGACTTAATAAGTTTTTATGATAATTCAGGTTCACTTATAGGAAGCACAACTTTTGACAGTTCAAAGTCAGCTTGTTTTTCAGCTATGTCAAATACAAGTGTTACTTTTATTTGGAATTATGGTGATA